TTTAAACATACAAAAACTAGTTATGATTCTACTATTATTCCAAATATAACAAAAATAAATTATGGAAAATATTATGGGTTTATGTTAGATGGAAATCATAGATTTATAGGAGCTGGATTTAATGTTTTAAGAAATTCGGGTAAATCTCATACTATGATGGGTGATATTAAAACTCCGGGATTAATACCTAGAATATGTCAAGAGCTTTTTTTGAGACAATCTTCTGATATAAATTATAAAATAGAAATGTCATATTTAGAAATATATTCAGAAGATATAAAGGATTTATTAAATCCAAGTTCTGCAAAACTAAAAATAAGACAACATCCAATATATGGACCGTATGTGGAAGGATTATCTAATTTATTAGTAGAAAATATAGATGCTATTATTAAATTTATAGACCAAGGAAATAAAAATAGAATTACTGCATATACATTAATGAATGCGCATAGTAGCAGAAGCCATGCTATTTTAACATTAACTCTAACACAAATTTTAACTTTAGAAGAAGATAGAACAAAGGAAATGACAAGCAAAATAAATTTAGTTGATTTAGCAGGAAGCGAAAAAGTAGAAAGTAGTGGTGTAACTGGAATAAATTTCAAAGAAGCTATTAATATTAACAAATCTCTTAGCACTTTAGGATTAGTTATTAATAGATTAGCTTCAAATGAAGAACCAGAACAAAAAAGCAATATTTCAAGTATTGTTTCAACCAGAAATATAACAACTAGAAATACAACAACTAAACCACAGATTACTTCTTTAACTAAACCACAGATTACTTCTTCGACTAAACCACAAATAACATCTAGAATAAATACAAATAGACAAAATCTCAATTCTACAACTAGACAAACTACTGTAAATAATTCATCACATCCAAAAAGTATTGCTAATATAATGAATGAAAAAAATATTACACTTGAAAAAAGAAATATTCCTAATACTTTAACAAAAAGCACATCTAATCCATATTTAACAAAAAAGAATATAGAAATGCATACTATAAAAACCCAACCTATTATACCAAAACTAGATTTAGGAACTAGCGTTAATAAAGATAATGAAATTACTATAACAAAATCAACAAATTCTAATAGATTTAACAGTTTGAGTAGATTATCTTCGAGCAGACAGTCTGTGAGCAGACAATCTGTGAGCAGACAGTCTCTAACAAGACAATCTGTAACAAAAAAACAAGATGATGAGATATCTATTAATAGCATAAGCACTAATATTTCAAATTCCAGTAGAATAACTAATAATTCTGTTTCTAGCAGAATAACATCAAGTAGCAGAATAACTAATAATTCCGTTTCTAGTAGAATAACATCAAGTAGTAGAATAACTACAAATATAAATAATAAATCAAATGATAGATTAGATACAAATAGATTTATAAAATCAATAGATGATAAAAGGACTTCTTTATCTAGGCAATCTTTAGTTAAAAGCACTTCTAGAAGTTCTATAAGCGAACATATCCCATTTAGAGATAGTGTTTTAACATGGTTATTAAAAAATAGTTTGGCTGGAAATTCAAAAACATATATGATAGCTACTATTTCGCCTTGTTCTATTAATCAGGCTGAAACTTTAGGAACATTGCGTTATGCAATGAATGCTAAAAAAATCGTTAATAATGTTTCAGTAAATGAAGATACTAATGATAAAATAATTAATGCATTACAATCGGAAATAATGATTTTAAGACAAAAATTAAGCGAAAGAGGTTCTGATAATATGACTCCATCATCTGATTTATTAGAAATAAAAGAACAGCTTAACCAGAGAGAAATTCTAATAAAAGAAATTAATAAAACATGGGAAGTAAAAAATGAAGAAAGCAAGAAATTTATAATAACAATTCAAGAAGAAATGAAAAGAGAACTAGAAGCTAAGCAAAAACAACATGAATTAGAAATAGAAAAATTAAAAAATACATATAATCAGCAATTTACACAACAAGACGAAATTAAAAAGAATTTACAAGATGAAATAGCTAAAACAAAATCTGAATATGAACTAAAAACAGAAGAATTCGAAAAGAAAAAAATATACGATACTGCAATTTCTTTACAAAAATATTATGATGAAAAGGTAGAAGACTTAAAAAAACAATATGAAGAAAAAATAAAATTATTATCTGATATATCTAATAATCAAGAATTTATTGTTACAAAATCAGAATTAGCTAAAACTAAAAATACTGTTACTCAAATCATAACAGAAAAAACATTATTATTAAGTCAGCTTAATCAAATGCATATTAAAGTGCATAGTCTAGAGCATGAAATATCAATTTTAAAAAGTCCAGAAATTAAGAAAGAATATGATGAATTAGAAAAATTATATATAGATTTAAATAAAGACTATGATAGCTTAGAAGTTTTAAATAAAAAATTAATAGATGAATATGATTCAAATAAAGAAAAATACAAGCAACAATTCGAAACCTTTATTTTTTCATATAATTCCAATATAAAAAATATAATATCTCTTATAGAGAATGCTGATATACCCAATCTAGAAATAGCTATAGATGAACTATATAAAACCTTTGCTATTATAGACGTGTTTATCTAAAATAAACTGTTTATATAAAATAAACTGTTTATCTAATTAGTTCATAAATGAACGATAAATGAACTGTTTATCTAAAATAAAAAATGAAAATATATATTGATTATAAAACATTATTTGGAAATACTTATAACAATGGGGCAAAATCTGCAAGCAGAATCATATTCTGGACAAAATTATATTATTAATTATTCAAAGCCTATGAAATTTATGCATCCTCTTATGTATTATATAATGGAAACGAATGATGAACCTGAAGATATGGATTACATTTCCAGTAAATTATCGAATAATCCTAATATTACATTTGAAATAATCAAATCATATGATATAAAATGGGATTGGACTTTGCTATCATCTAATATGAATGTTATGGGGGATTTAATGTATTATAATAACTCTTTGCATGATAACCCAGAAAATAATAAAATATATGGTAAAATGATATCTAGTATATCGAAATATAATTTATACTGGAAAAACTTAACAAATATTATGCATATGGATTTTATATCTAAAAATATGCATTTGAATTGGTCATATAGCAGTTTATCATGTAGAGAAGACATTGATTTTGAATTAGTAAAAAATAATCCTTCGAAACAATGGGACTGGTATTTGTTATCAAAAAATCCAACCATAACATGGGATAAAATCATAAATTATATTGAATTACCATGGGATTGGAAAGCTATCTCTGCTAATCCAAATATAACATATGATATTATAAAAAAATATCCATTTTGCAATTGGGATATTGTTAAATTCATTACTGAAAATCCAAATATGGATAAAGAAGTTCTATTGAATAATATTCAAATGTTTCCTGTTGAATTAATTTCATATATTGCTAACATTTCTATTGATATAATAGAAAGAATTCCTGATTTATTAGATTGGACTATAATTTCATATAATATGGATTTAGATTTTATCATGAATAATATGGAATATAAATGGGATTGGTATTCTATATCTATACGTCCTGATGTTACAATGGAATTTATTAAAAATAATATGGAATTACCATGGGAATGGAATGCTGTTTCAGAGAATCCAAATTTAACATGGAAAATGGTATTTGAAAATGATAAATTGGATTGGTGTATATATCGTATGTCAGAAAACAGTTTCTGTCATCATCCATATTTTAGAAGCGAAAAATATAAGAAAAAACTAGTCAAATATTTCTTACAAGCATGTGGAGAAGAATTAAGAACAAAAAAATTTAAGTAATAAATATTTTATGCAATGAAATATTTTATGTAATAAAATATTTTTTTTTTAAAGTTCAGCCTTTAATTCAAAAATTATTATTTTTACGGGTTGTAACCATTTCCATAATCTAAATGTAATTTTTGTGTCTGTTTCTATGATATCTAATATTGCTTTATAAATATTATTATAATCGCTATGATTAGTTGGTTCATGTGTTTCTTTAGTTAAGAATATATTTTTATATTGTTCTAGATAATATCCATTTTTATTATAACTTCTAAGTTTAACTTTACTAGATTGACAACGTAATAAATTAGCTAAAATTTGGTCTTTTGTATATAGCATATAATATTGGCTTACAAAATCCAAATTTATATTTATATTTTTATATGAGTTATCTAATAATCCCATACTAACATTTGAATAAAATAAGAATGAAGGTGACGAATATTTTTCTGTTGTTTTCTTATTATCGAAATCAAAATTTACTTTAACTATTTCCATAATTATATATATAATTGGTATATATATTTTATATAATATTCAGTAGTTTTGAATTTTTATTTACAAAACTTTTGAATTTTTATTTATAAAACTTTTAAATAAAACTTTTAAACATTATAAAATATATTTTATTTATATATAAAAATGTATGAATACATAGGAGATAAACATAATGATTTACCACATGGCAAAGGTAAATTTATTTTTACCAATAAAAATATATATGAAGGAGAATGTAAATTTGGATTTCCTGATGGATTCGGAAAATATATTTTTAGTAATGGAGATATTTTAACTGGGTTTTTTTCTGCTGGTGAAATAAATGGATTAGGAACATTTGAAAACAGTAATATTATAACAAAAGGCTCATGGCGCAATAATAAAAAACATGGAAACTTTGTTAAAACAAAAAAAGATGAGAATAAGACATTTAAAGAACTATGGCAAAACGATAAATTAATAAGTCAAAGCGAAATAGAATATTATCATCCAGAAATACTAATGGTTACAAAAAAGAGATTTAAGAACAAAAAATATAATAGAACATTTAACAATAAAGCTAAATGCGGAGAATGTAATAATATAGCAAATGCAACTAGCACAGAATGCGGGCATGTATATTTATGTTATACTTGTTTAATAAAATATAAGATTTGTCCTATATGCATGATTCCTATAGAAAAATATCTAGTTCTCTTTTCTAAATAGTTTTCTGAAAAAAACATTATTTTTTTTAATAAAATTTTATATAAAAGTAAATTTTACTTTCGACATTTGCTTTCGACATTTACTTACCACCTTTTCTACCTCTTTTTTTTTGTGGTGGAGGAAGCTTAATTAATTCATCATCTGCTTTAAATCTGTCTTCTGGAGGAATTAGAATACTAGTAAATGAAAAATCAGCCAGATTTATCTTTTCTGTATCTAACTTATCTTCAGGAACAACTCTACTTCTTCCTTTATTTTCATTCTCATCAGAAACTTCAATAATTTCACAATCTAAGCTATCGTAAATACTAGATAGTTTATTTAATAAATCCATACTATTCATAATTTCATTATTTCTAAAATTATTAAAATCATCATTGTTTTCCAAATTATTATTTAAACTGTTATTTAAACTGTTATTTAAACTGTTTTCTAAAGTATTTTCCAAACTATTGTTTAAAATATTATTTGCTATTTCAAATCTATCAAATTTTGTATATTCACTTGTTGAGTTGTCATTTACTGTATTTTCAGTTACTGAATCAGAATTCTCAGCATTCTTATTAGAAGTTTCTGCTTCAGTAAGCACTGAATTATTAATTAATGAATCATTACCTAATGAATTATTAGTATTAACATTTGAATCATCATTCTCAGAATTTGCATTAGATAATTGGGAAAAGTTCATTTGTGTTGGGTCTAATTGCGAATTCATCATACTAAATAAAGATTCTACAGAAACAAATTCTTGATTATCTCCTGATTTTTCAATATGCAAATCATTTAATTGAGAAGGCATAACTCTATCTAAACAATCGGCAAGTTTCATTTCTAAATTATTAGTCTTTTCAATAATAAAACTCATTTTATCTGAATTTTTTCTATTATCTGTAAATAATATTCCCATGTTATTATCTACGCTCATTAATAACATTTCAATATTATTAATACTATTTAAACTAGATGTTTGATTTTCCATTTGCTTCGAAAGCTTATCTACTCTCTCAACAATATTATTTAGAACAGTATTGATATTAGAAAAAACAGAATTATGAGCTTCCATATTATATTGTAAAATTTCAATTACCTTTGTATTATGCTCATGAGTTTTATATATTAAATTTTCTAATACATTAACTTTATCAGTAATTTTATCAAACTTTGATTCTAATTCTAATTTTTGTTTATGGGTTTCATCTAATTTCTCATTAATAACACAAAAATCAGAATAAGCATTATCACGCAATTTTGAAATTTCTGTATAAGAAGATTTAATTCTTTGCTCAAGATTTTGTATATTATCCTCGCACAATTGCATATTTACATCAATAACATGAGCATTTTCAGATACCTTATTAAAAACCTCGTTAAATTTATCGGATGTGAGTTGAATATCATTTGTAAATTTAGTTTGAATAGTTCCTATAGTCTTTGCAATACTAATAATCCCATTATTTAATTGTTTAAAGTTCTTTTCCATATCTTCCATAGAATAATGCAATAAATCCTTTGAACCTGTGGGAATAGTTAATGATTCTTTACTCATTTTATAAAAAATATTTCTCTAAATATTATATATGAAATATTAGTATAAATTTATATCGTATAAAATTTATATATTTTTTTATAAAACATATTACATAAAATTTGTATCGTATAAAATTTATATTTGTAAAAAAATATAAATAAATTTTATATTATTATTATTTATATATAAAAATGATTTTGTATGGAATAATAATAACTTTAATAATAATTGCTATATTTTATTTAAGAAGTATTGAAAATGCTTTAATGAAAGGATTTTGGAAAGCAGATATAGATTTTTGCGAAACTGCTGATTTGGATATGTTTATCTTATATATTGGGGAATCAGATTATTATAATACTAATGGTTATTTATTAGCAAAAAATAAAGCAGGTATTATTTTAAATAATCCTATTAAATTATTTTTCGATGGATTCAATCTTCCTTTAATTACTAATAAAGAATATGAAATATCTATTGATTGGTTAGGATTTGAACATAATCCAGAAGCTTTACCTTCTATTTTAAATATGTGTTATTATCCTTATCATAATAAAATAATATTATATAAAAATGATACTACATATGCTATTTTATATAAAGATTCAGTTATGTCATGTTCTACTGACCAACCTAAAATGCCAGCTCAGCTTTTAGAATCCGATACATCTTCTAGATAATGAAATATGCAAAGAATTTAGATTATTTATTTTTTCATAAGTTAATGAATTTGAATTATTACTATAAACAACAGCCTTTATTTCTAAACTTTTCATAAGATTACAACAATGAAGGCAAGGTTTGCTATCTACCATATTATTACT